GACGTGCATTCAAAAAAACTTGGGAACTATCAGAAGATTCTGTAATTGATAAAGTGATGTATGAATATGGAATTCTTTCAATCTATATCACACAAGTAATTCCAGAAGAGAAGATGAAAAAAGTGTACGATATTATCTAAATAGTACGCTACCCCCCAATATCGTCGGCATGCCGGAAGGGGCCCCTGGTCAGAATCAGGAGCCCCTTTCCTATTGCGTATCTTGACTGGGTGTGGTATGATGGCTGAAAATAGGAGATCGTATGAATGTACATGTAATGGAACTTGCGAATGGTAAAAATATCATTGCAGATGTAGAAGAACTTCCAGAAGAACCTTCTGCATATCTGAAAAATTGTAGAGAAATTATTGAGGATGTTGCTGGTAACATTGCGCTGAGGAAATGGCCCAAGTACACAGATGAACCAGATGTGTTAGTATATTCAAAATCAATTTTTACAATCTCAGAACCAACTTCTCATCTTCTGGAAAAATACAAGGAATCAATTAATTCATGAATTTTTACACTAACATCCAACTAGTTTCTGATCAAGTTCTTTATCGTGGTTATGAAAATGGTGAACGAGTAGCTTACCGAGATAAACTTTCTCCAACTCTGTTTGTCCCTTCTCAAAAAGAAACCAAATATAAAACTCTGGATGGACAGTGTGTAAAACCAATCAAGTTTCTGACTGTCCGTGAAGCCAGAGATTTTATCAAGAAGTACTCTGAAGTAGATAACTTTGAAGTCTATGGATATGAGAGATTCTTGTATCAGTATATTGCTGACAAGTATCCTCAAGATGAAATCAGATTTGATATGTCAAAGATGAGTATTGTTTGTCTTGACATTGAGGTTGAATGCGAGAATGGATTCCCTGATGTAGAAAGTGCTGCAGAAGAAATTCTGTGCATCACTGTAAAGGATATGAACACAAAACAATTAATTGTTTGGGGAACTCGTGAGTTTGAGAACAAACGAGATGATGTCAAGTACATTGATTGTTTTGATGAGAAGAGACTTCTTCATGAGTTTCTAACTTGGTGGACTCAAAATACTCCAGATGTTGTGACTGGATGGAACGTATATCTTTATGACATCCCATACATTTGCCGTCGTCTTGAACGTGTGTATTCTGAAAAACATATGCGTTCTATGTCACCATGGAATCTAATCAATTATCGTGAGTTCATGAATCATGGTCGTAAGAACATTGCTTATGATCTTGGTGGAGTATCTTGTCTAGATTATCTTGATCTTTACAAGAAGTTTACTTATACCAATCAGGAATCTTATCGTCTAGATCATATCGCTTTTGTTGAACTTGGTCAAAAGAAACTAGATCACACAGAGTTTGAGAACTTCAAAGCATTCTATACTTACAACTGGCAAAAGTTTGTTGAATACAACATCCATGACGTAGAACTTGTTGACCGTATGGATGACAAGATGAAATTGATTGAATTGTGTTTGACGATGGCATATGACGCAAAACAAAACTATGAAGATGTGTATTCTCAGGTAAAGACCTGGGACAATATTATCTTTAACTATCTCAAGAAAGATAATATTGTTGTTCCTCCAAAGATTTCTCATAGAAAAGATACAGCATATGCTGGTGCATATGTGAAAGAACCTAAACCTGGATTGTATGATTGGGTTGTGAGTTTTGACTTGAACAGTCTATATCCTCACTTGATTATGCAATACAATATTTCTCCAGAAACTCTGGTGGATGAGAAACATCCAAACATTACTGTAGATAAAATTCTTACACAACCAATCATCTATGATGAGAAGTATTGTGTCTGTGCAAATGGTGCTCAGTATCGTAGGGATGTTCAGGGGTTTCTTCCGAAACTGATGGAGAAGATTTACAACGATAGAACTATCTTCAAGAAGAAGATGCTTGCTGCAAAACAACAGTATGAGAAAACTCCTACTGATGAATTGATGAAGGAGATTGCTCGTTGCAATAACATTCAGATGGCGAGAAAGATTTCTCTAAACTCTGCTTATGGTGCAATTGGTAATGAATACTTCAGGTATTTCCGAATCACGAATGCAGAAGCAATTACTCTGTCTGGACAGGTTTCTATCCGATGGATTGAATCCAAGATGAATGAGTACATAAATAAAACTCTGAAAACTGATGATGTAGATTATGTCATTGCTTCTGATACCGATTCCATTTATTTGCATATGGATCCTGTGGTTCAAGCTGTATTCAAGGGACGAGAGAAAACTGATAAGAGTATTGTTAACTTCCTTGATAAGGTCTGTAAGGTGGAACTTGAAAAGTATATTGAGAGTTCTTATAAAGAGTTGGCCGAGAAGGTAAACGCTTACAGTCAAAAAATGCAGATGAAACGGGAGAATATTGCTGACCGTGGAATCTGGACTGCAAAGAAACGCTACATTCTAAATGTATGGGACAGTGAAGGAGTTCGTTATGAAACGCCAAAACTTAAAATCATGGGTCTTGAAACTGCGAGATCATCTACGCCCGCTTATTATAGAGATAAACTCTATGAAGCGTTCAAGATTATTATTAATAGTGATAACGATAGTCTTATCAAATTTATTGATAAAATTCGCATTGATTCTCGTAATCAAGATATTTCTAATATTTCTTTTCCTAGGTCTCTTAATAATCTAGAGAAGTATAGGAGTTCTGCAGATCTTTATCAAAAGAAAACGCCCATTCAAGTTCGTGGTGCAATTCTGTACAATCATCTTCTCAAAAAGATGAAACTGGAAAGTAAATACCCACCTATTCAGGAGGGTGAAAAAATTAAATTTGTTTACCTGATGGAACCAAATCCAATCAAAGAAAATGTGATTGCATATTTTCAAACTCTTCCACCAGAGTTTAATCTTCACAAGTATATTGATTACAATATGCAGTTTGAGAAGAGTTTCTTGGAACCATTGAAGAGTGTTCTAGATACTATTGGTTGGCAAGTGGAACGTCGTGGAACACTTGAATCTTTCTTCACTTGATGTTATACTATTAAAAAAGGAGTACGTATGAGTTTTCTTAAATCTGTTATTAAGGAGTTGGACAATGAATTTGCTGCGGTTGCTGATGATGGAGTCGCTGCTGGCGACTGTGATTCTTTTGTTGACACTGGTAGTTATATTTTTAACGCTCTTTTGAGTGGCAGTATCTTTGGTGGACTTCCATCTAATAAGATCACTGCACTTGCCGGAGAATCTAGTACTGGCAAAACTTTCTTTGCATTGTCAATCGTAAGATACTTTTTGGATCAGAATCCAAACGGTGAAGTAATTTACTTTGAATCTGAATCTGCAGTCACACGTAAGATGATGCAGGACAGAAAGATTGATACCTCTCGTGTGGGTATCGTGCCCGTGTGTACGGTGCAGGAATTCAGGACTCAGGCGATCAAGGTTGTGGATGAATACATGAAGGTCAAATCACCCGATAGACCCCCTCTCCTGTTCGTTCTGGACTCTCTGGGGATGCTCTCCACCACAAAGGAACTGGAGGACTCTGCAGCGGGTAAGGAGACCCGTGATATGACCCGTGCCCAAGTGGTGAAGTCTATCTTCAGGATCCTGACTCTGAAACTTGGTGTTGCAAAGATTCCCCTGATCGTAACTAATCACACGTATGATGTTGTTGGTTCTTATGTTCCAATGAAAGAGATGGGTGGTGGTACTGGTCTTAAGTATGCTGCATCTACTATTGTATATCTTTCAAAGTCTAAAGAGAAAGAAGGTACAGAAGTTGTAGGTAACATCATCAAATGTAAGGCATTTAAGTCACGCTTTACGAAAGAGAATTCACAAGTAGAAACTAGACTGTTCTATGATGAACGTGGTCTTGATCGTTTCTATGGTCTTCTGGAACTTGGTGAGAAGTATGGTGTATTTGAACGTGTAGGTAATCGTTATAAAATTGGTGAAACTTCTGTCTATCCAAAATCTATTCTTGCTGATCCAGAAAAATACTTCACTGGTGATGTGATGCAGGCCCTTGACGAGTGTGCTCGCAAGGAGTATAGTTACGGCTCGTTTGATGTTGAAGAGGAGGACATTGAGCTTGATTGATAAAATTGAGAAGAAAATTCTATCCAATTTGATCTTTAATGAGGATTATCTTCGTAGGGTAATCCCATTCATTCAAGATATTTACTTTGACATTCATTCAGAAAAGGTTATCTTCCAAGAGATAAATGAGTTCGTAGTAAAGTACGGCACCTGTCCTACCAAGTCTGTACTTTCTATTGAGATTGAGAACAGGACAGATCTATCGGAGGATGGATTTAAAGAGTGTTCTACAATTCTTGATAATCTTCGTCACGAGAAAGTAGATGATCAGTGGTTGACTGATACTACTGAGAAGTGGTGTAAAGAACGTGCTGTCTATCTTGCTCTGATCGAGTCTGTGAAGATTGCAGATGGTAAAGATAAAACTAGAAGTCGTGATGCAATTCCTAGCATCTTATCCGAAGCTCTATCAATTAGTTTTGATGATCATGTTGGTCATGAT